GAGCAATAATAGCGCCGCACAGAGCGTAGGAAGGACAAGTTCCTCTGCTCCTACCGCTAAATCCAAAGCAACCTTCTCTGAGAGCATGGTACAGCGCATGAGCGATGCGGAATATGATGCTAATGAAGATGCCATCGATGCAGCACGTAACTCTGGTAAATTTGAGTACGATATTTCTGGCGCTGCAAGATAACTTAAATACTAGGTGTTTTTTCTTATTTTAACTATTGACAGAATTAACACCTAGTAGTAAGCTGACGCTGACCCTATGGAGGGGCAGTACATAGTAATTAACTATTGTAATATAAAACACTCTATGGTATAATGATCGTATTGAGTAATTTAATCTCAAGGACACTTCTTATTTAGAAGTACACCCAAAAGACTACCCCCCCAGATAAATCTTAACTTAGTCCACCAGTACCATGAGAACCCTGCTTGTCGGGATACCCTCTGTCGGAACTGACACTTGAGTTCAACTTATCTGATTTAGCTACATCCACTACAGACACCGTATTGAGTGTCATTATTTTAAGTAGTGGAAGTGTATTTAAAGCCATTTCATTTAGGAGAATATACAATGGCATTTCCAGCAGCATCCGGCTATACCCAATTAGCCAATTCAACATGGTCCCCAGTAATTTATTCAAAAAAAGTACAGAAAGCTCTACGCAAGAGTTCTGTAATTGACGCCGTAACTAACACCGATTATGCAGGTGAGTTGGCAAATTTTGGAGACTCAATTAAGATCGTTAAAGAGCCAGATATCACTATTACTCCATATACAAGGGGCCTCAATCTCGCAACACAAGCACTTGTGGATTCCGATTTCACAATGGTTGTAGACCAAGCTTCATATTTTCAATTTCAGGTCGATGATATTGAGGAAAGCCACTCACATGTTTCGTTCCAAAGTCTTGCAAGTGATCGTGCAGGTTACAAACTTCGTGATAGCTACGATGCAGAAGTTCTCGGCTACATGTCTGGTTGGAAAACTCCAACTGCATGGGAGCGGCGTGATGCGGCAGGCGACACTAACGGTACTAAAGCAAACGCAGCGGCAGGCCATGACGAATTGCTTGCAGCTAACTCATTGGATATTACTGATTTTGGTGGTACTGATATTGGCGGTACTGGTGAAGTAACATCTATTCCAATCGCCGCTGGCGGTGGTGCAGGTGGCATCACTTCACCTTTGGCTATCCTAAACCGCATTGCGCGTCAGATGGATCAGGCCAATGTTGATTCCGACTCGCGTTGGATCGTAATCGACAGTGTTTTCGCAGAAGTATTAATGGACGAGGATTCAAAATTAATTAATTCTGACTTCGGTGGTGGAGATGAACTTCGCAATGGTCGCCTTCCCGGCACTCTGCGTGGCTTCCAAATCTACAAGTCTAATAATCTTCCATACCTCGGCGGTGGTGCAGGAGTTTCAGCGTCAGCAGGTTCTGAGACTGCATTTGGAACGCTGGTTGCTGGTCACGCATCATGCGTAGCTACAGCCGAGCAGATTGCTAAAACTGAGACTTTCCGGTCACCAAATACATTCGCGGATGTGGTCCGGGGGATGCAATTGTATGCTCGCAAGGTGTTGCGCCCAGAGGGTATTTTTACAGCTAACTATAATTTAGCTTAACACCTACTACTATACTAAGGGGGCTGGCACAAGCTGGCCCTCTACTTAACTTTAGGATTGTTATTGAATGGCTTCTACGTTTATAGACCTCTGCAATCAGACCCTACGCCGCTTAAATGAGGTAGAGATGGTGGAAGCTGAGTTTTCTTCTACCAGAGGTGTACACTCCTTAGTGAAGGATGCAGTCAAGGCGTCTGTAGCAAAAATCAATCAAGCTGAATTTGAGTGGCCTTTCAATGCGGCAGAATTTAATCAGGTTATGGCTGTAGGTCAGACAGAATACCCTTGGCCCACAGCATTTAAAAAGGTTGATTGGAACAGTTTTCAACTCCAGAAGGATGATAGTTTAAACGCTTCATATAAGTCACTAAGTTATCTGGAGAGGGATGAGTGGTACGCCAATCACCGAGATGCAGACTATACCGCTGGCTCTTCTGGTAGAGGTATACCAGAAAAAGTATTCCCCTCACACGGTAATGGCTTTGGAGTTACCCCTTCTCCAAACAACGCCTACTCTGTGAAGTTTCGCTATTATTTGAATTACACAGAACTAAATCTATTCAGTGATGTAACTCGCATACCTGAGAGTTTTAATACCGTAGTAATCGATGGTGCGATTTACACCATGTATATGTTTAAGGATAATCTAGAGGCTGCAAATGCAGCATATGCCGCCTTTCAGAACGGCCTCAAAGACCTACAGACTTTGTACATAAATAATTTTGAGTACATTAGGGATACTAGGGTGGCCTTTTAATGGCAGATACTATTGAGTCCTTTAAGCTAGTTTGCTCAGGCGGTTTAAATAGTAATGAGAACCATCTAGACTTGTCCGACAACAAGTCAGGTGCCGCAACTCGACTAGTTAACTTTGAGCCATCTTTGTACGGCGGATATCGTCGTATTGAAGGCTACCATCACGTAGGTGAAATAGACGCCACTGTCGGAGGTTCGTCTGCAGAAGGTAAAGTCCTTGGGCTAACTATATATAAGAATGAGCATATAGGTAATCCGTATATTATTGCTATGCGTAAGGACTTGAGCGCTAATAATTACAAGTTCTATAAATTTGTAGCTTATAGCGGCTGGCAAGAAATAACTTCTGCCCCTAGTCGTAATACTACAATAGGTACTCGCACGGTAGAAAAAATACGCCATGTACAATTTGATTGGGGTAACGGCTCTACGATCTGTTTTGTAGATGGTGTAAATCCAGCGTTAGTTTTTGATGGGGTCAACTGGTATGAATTACTAAAATCTAATTCCGGTGGCACAAGTTCTCCGGGCGGAGACCAACTCGTAGACGCTCCCTCTATAGTAACTGAATATCAAAATCGTTTATGGGTAGGAGGTGATCTAACATCTAGGTCTACACTAAGTTACTCCCAAGCTAATGATCCGTATACATGGAGTTCTGGTGGAGGAGGTGGGACCAGAAAACCTGCCTTTAACGTAATTCAGATAAAGCCTTTTAGGGATGACTTATTTTTATTCGGTACTAATTCTATAAAGAAAATTACGACCTCTGACGGGCTTACTTTTAAAAATGAGAGCGTAACAAACAACGTAGGCTGTATTGCTAGAGACAGTGTAGTAGAAATTGCAGGCGACTTACTCTTTCTAGCCCCTGATGGTTTGCGTCCTATTTCATCAACTTCCAAAATTGGTGATGTTGAACTTGAAACTGTAAGTAAGTCTATACAGGTTAGCCTCGTAAATCTTATAAAAAACAATGACACAGATACAGTAAACTCTGTCGTAATCAGAGGTAAGTCTCAGGTACGTTTCTTTGTTGGGGATGACAGCACACCTCAAATAGACAGCTACGGTATTATTGGCGGTTTATACGATAACCGAGGCTCTATTGATTGGTCTTTTGGGGAACTTAACGGGATAAGGTCATCGTGTGCAGAGTCGGGGTATATCGGCTCAGAAGAGTATGTTCTTCATGGGGATTATAACGGAAAAGTTTATCGGCAAGAGTATGGTAACAGCTTCGCGGGTCAAGATATTATAGCAGTATATGCTACCCCCTTCTTAGATTTTGGCGACACAGAAGTCCGTAAGACAATCCGAAAAGTAAATACCTTTGTTCGCGCAGAAGGCCCCACAACATTCTTTCTATCTCTGTCGTATGATTGGGGGGACTATAATACTAAAAAACCATCCGAATATACACAAACCTCGGCAGGTGGCCCCGTAACGTATAACGCTTTAAATCTCGACTACGGAGATACAAACGTCCTCTACGGAGGAAACTCTAAGCCTATCCTTACGTCAGATGTACAGGGATCAGGTTTCTCAACAAGGGCTACTTTTTTGACGCTAGGACAATCAGAGCCATACAGTATCCAAGGTCTAGTATTTGAATTTTCGATAAGTGGGAGAAGGTAAGACATGGCTGGCTATACCAGACAATCAATCAGTCAAATTCAGAATGGTTCTGACATTACGGCCCCACCTCTGAATGCGGAGTTTAATCAAGTAGCAGCGGCTTTTAATGCCACCACAGGTCATGGTCATACGGGCGCTGCTGGGGATTCTCCACCAGTTTCACTAGCTACATCTGTATCGGGATACCTGCCTCTAGTACACGGCGGTACAGGCGGTAAGAATAACATTACCACCTCTAATCCTACCATTACAAATGACAATTCACAGAACTATGTAGTAGGCTCCCTTTGGATAAATACATCAAATAAACGTATTTTCATCTGTACATCCAACACTTCTAATGCGGCAAACTGGCATGAGGTTGTATCAAATACTGGTGCAGTTTTCTCACCAGAGACAACAAACACCGTAGACATTGGTTCAACCACCAAAAAATACAAAGACCTGTACCTTTCCGGTAGTGCTCTTATTGGC